TTCAAACCTTCAGCATAAGCTTCAGGATCACCACCAGCAACTAAAGTTGACAACGTAGTATAGCCCCGTGCTCGTAGTTTGTCAGACATTGAACGTCTTAACGTTTCTTTACGCTTTTGTTCTTGCTGAGCCTGAGCTATTTCCTGTTGTCCTGCGTCAAGCTGAGCCATACCTGCCTTCTTCTTCTCTTCAGCAGCGGCAAGCAACTGAGCACCTTGAATAGGATCAATCTTCATAACCGCTTGAGCAAGTTGTACCATGCCTTCGTAGCTTGAAGGGTCTTTGATAGCTTGTATTTGACCCTGAGCTACCTGCATAGGGCTTCCAGTCTCTATGTTAAACAAACCAGCAATACCTTGACCAAATTGTTGCAACATTGGGTTTTGTACACCCGAGCGTTGCATTAGGTTCATTTGTTCAGGAGCTAGTTGTTGTCCTCTTGGGGCCATCGCTTGACGAACCCCTGTCATCATACCCGCTACATCAATAGCCATTAGCCTTTACCTCCCAACAAGCCATAAGAAGCGTTAGGGTCATATGTTAAGTCACCTATGTTTATATCAGGGGTAGCTGGGTTGTATTCGTAGCTAGGGGCCTGATAGTTCAAAAGTTGTTCCAAGGTATCCATGTCTGAGGAACTACCTCCACCGCTAAAGACCTTACCAAAGAGCTGCTCAAGTATGCTTGGGCCTCCTCCTTTTTGTTGGCCAGTCAATAGACCGGAAAGGACACCCGTTATGTCACCTCTTTGGGCGGCCTGAGCAGCGGCAGCTTGAGCCTGTGCTTGCATTTGAGCAATTGCCATCTCTGACAGGATATTGGCCCCTGCTTGTCTCTGAGCACCTGCAATGTTGGACAGGTTAACAGCAGGTTGTAACATATTAAGTATCTGTGCCTGAGGTAAGTAACCTTGTGACAACAAACCACCAGCCATGTTAGCAATCTGTGCCTGTTCTGCCTGAGCTTGTTGAATGGCTGACAATGAAGCTGCCTGACGTGCCTGTTGGATAGCCTGTTCCTGAGCCATAAGTTCAGGCGTAGAGCCACCATAGGCTGCTGAGGATAGCCCTAAGCGTCCCTGAGCAGCCATACGCTCCTCAGTGGCCAGTCTTGCCTGTTCTTCCGCAGGAGTCTGTAGTGCTCTTATGCGGTTGTATACGTCAGCCTCACGAGCCGCTGTGCCCTGCCCAAGCTGACTAAAGAGTCCAGAAGCCTGACTAAAGAGCATGTCCTGCATAGCTTGTTGTTCAGGTGTTAAACCAATTGAATAACCACCTTCAGGAGTTGTTTGGACAGCACCAGTGCTCGATGTCACAGTAAAGGGTTTAAACTGAACCTGTTGTGACAAAGTGTCACCCAGTGTGCCAAAGCCCTTTGCAAGATCTTTAGCAATGTTTTCCTGAGTCTGACCTTGAGTATAAGCATTATAAAAGTTTAAAACATCACCAGCAACACCTGCTGCTCCTGAGGCTCCCCCAAGTAGACCACCAGCGCCAATAGCGCCAATGCCGCCTAGGATCTGTCCAGTGCTTAAGTCTCCTGCAGAACCTTCGCTGACCGTGGGTAAACCCATTGAGGATACTGTTGGTAAACCACCGTACCCAGCGCCAATGGGAGTAGGGAACATGTACTGTGTTCCTCCTACCGTACCTCCAGTAACCTGAGGCTGCCTAGGGTCTGATAGTCCCATAGATATTCCTGAGGAGTTAACCCGAGGGTCTGCTGTTTGAGCAACCATAGGTTGTTTGTTTACTCCGCTTTGTGCTAAGAGCTGTTCATAAGCTGTACGTACTTGAGGAGGCATAGCGTTCATTATATTTGCATTTGATGCTGCTATTTGTTCAGGTGTTAGATTTGGATTTGCTTGAACCATAGCAGCTGGGTTATTAGCCCCAGTTAGCATTTGACCCCTAGGATCACTTATGCCCATAATAGCCATTAGTAAGTACCCCCATCAATAGTCATAGTCACTGTACCTGTGGCTGTAAAATTAGCAACCTCTACAGTACCTGTAAATGTAGGAGATTCTTTATCAGCTTTAGTATTGACAGCCGTTTCAATCTTGCCAAACTCTGTGTGAAACTCACTACCGAGAATAACAGCGTTAGTTGAGTCTTTATTTTGAAAGACATCCGTATAGTTGTAATCACTCATAGCATTCTACCTATCAAAGCCTGTATGTTTAATTCCTGTATTGAAAACTCCGTACCATTAATAGGTATGTCAAGTCCTACATTAACCACTGTACCATTACCTGTAGAGTTTATATTTGGTGTATTAATTTTAATACCACCAGAGTATGTTCCTATGCTGTACTGAGCAGTACCAAAATACGCTGGTACACTTGTGCCTAAATTAATAGCCTGACCTATATAGTTATTTGAATAGTTATAAGACCACTTAATATTTGCTACAGTACCTGAACCACCAATTAGAGTTGGTTTAATCTTCTTTAGGATCTTAGTACGTGAAGCGTCACCAAAGGACAATGAGTTGCTCAAGTACTCCATCAAGTATGACTCACCATCATCATAATAAGTATTGTACTTTCCAATACCCAATGCACTGCCTATTAAAAAGTCACCGTTGTCTCTACGTAGGAAACACTTGAATCCTGTGTTAGGCCAACGTGTAACCCTAAGAGTCCCGTCCTCCAAAGAACCTCTAGTGTCAAAGCAATAGAGTGTGTTTAGTGTTGGGAAGTTCAGTAAGTAAAACGCATTCTCTGCACTGTATGCGGAGTTTATGTTGGCTCCTGCCGCAGATACTACGGAGAATAAGTCATTACGAATGTTCTTACTGATGTCACGCATTGGTGCTGACTTTTCCTGAATAACACGACCGAGTGACTGAACACCTACGTGTGACAGGAAGATTAAATCAGTACCTGTAGGCTGAACAGAATCTCTAGCAACACAACCAATACCGTTGATTGTATCAGCTAACGCCATAGTTGCAGGAGACTGAGCACCTTGATAAAGAATGATTGATCTTTTACCAAAGATAACTAAAAAGTCATTGTGTGCTGCTAAGGCAGTAATCTCATCATAACCATCAGGCCAAACTTTAGAAACATTGATAGAGCCTGACGTACCACCAGACCATGCTGCACCAATCAATAGATCTGACCAGTACACTGTAGACTTGTCTGTAGCCGTGTCAGCCATCCACATACGGCCAAACGCACCTAAGGCACAGTTAGCCTGTGGTGCAGTCCCAGAAGCTCCTGTGTGGCTTCCTATGGCCACTACGGACGTACCATTGTACACTAGAGGACTGTACCCGCTTTGTACTAAGTAGATGTCCTGATTAAACGGAACCATCTGCCAGTTGTCGTCAGTAATAGTATGTGCACCAGTAACGTCAGTGAGTGTAGCAGTACCTGTAAAGAGTTTATTGTTACCTGCTGATAAAACTGTACGTGTTCCGTCAGTCTCCTCAAGTTCAGCCACAACAACAATAGACTCACCACCTAAAGCAGTAATGTCATCTGTTTGAGTATCAAAACCTTTACGTGCACCAATACGACCATACTGATCAATAATGCAATTGTCAGCAACGGACGCAAAGGATGGATCACCGTCAATGGGACTGTCCTGTGTGTTCAGTCCTTTGAAGGCTGGTGCTCTAATTGTAATATTCTGTAACTGTTGTGCCATAGTTACACCACTTGATAGATCAGTTCTTCTGGGTGTCTGTTAGCATCAAAAGCAATAGCATCCGCTAATGACTTATCAGCAATAGCAAACAGCTCTTGTGCTGAAGTGCCTCCAGTTTCTCCACGCTCTCTAGCAGCAAAAGCAACTGCAAGATCTACTATAGGAGCATAAGGCACATAAACAACTGATGCGTCACTCTCTAACTCAGCTGTTTTAAGTGTTGAGTCTACAACTAAAAATGTTCTTTTATCTGGTGTTGGATACAAAAGCAAAACAGTTGAATATGGAAACTGTACTGAGTCTTGGCCAGTTATATTTTTTATTGTGTAGTATTGAGGCACTCCAGACACGTCCGAGTTTAAATAATCATTATCATAAAACCACTCTCTTGTTTTGTATTGTAGCTTTACTTTGTCTGTGCTGTTATAAACGTTGTTTATTCTTGAGCGATCAGATAAAAAAGTAAATTCAACTGAAGACTCTCCAGCATCTACAGCTTCACTTATTACTGTACGAAAATGCGACCAATCCCAAGCGTCCTCTACCATTCTTTTGGCATCATTAACAAACTCACCTACCAAAGCGGAGTAGGCATTCTCGTTAACAGTTGTTACTGTAGTTTCCCTAAGGCGAACTAAAACTTTATTGACAAGTTGTAAGTATGTCATTATTGAGGTCTTCCTGTTAACTGTGCTAAGTAATCAACGTAACCAAAGAGTTCCGCTGGTTGTACTACTTCAAGGTTAGGGTCTCTGAAGTCCATTCCTGAATAACCGCCTCCAGTAGACATTCCTAGTAAATCTGTTGCTCCTCCTCCAAAAAAAGGAAGATCAAGGTTTAAATCAGGAAAGTTTATATCCGGTCCTTCCAAACTTTTAAAGTAATCTTCAATTGCCTTAACACTATCCGGAGTCTTGATCAAATCATCCAGTTCTTGATCAAGTCCTTTAATAGGCTCAATCAACGGTTGTATGACATCATCATCAATGTTTCTACCAACTTCTCTCATGCCTTGAACAAAAGAAGAGTCTTTTAGCGCACTCCAGTTAGTCTTAACAAAATCTTCTATTCCCTTGATACCTTCTGGGGTGTTAAAATCAAAACTAGGGAAATTAAAGTCTTTAAGGTTAAATCTGTCTAAAGCCCCTCCTTGTTTGATGTACTCAAGTACACCGCCTTTTAGAGCATCATCAAGGTCTTTCCCTGTTAATAAGTCTTTAGCAATATTGTTGACGGCAGGGGCTAATTGATCAACATTTAAACCTAATAGTGTACCGTCTGCTCCCCCTAACTCATTAAGTTTATTTGCTGTAAGGGTGTTAAAGCTTTCAAAACCCCCTGCTTCCAATCCCATATTAAGAAGCTTAAAGTAATTCTTGTTAGCTATAGCATCAGCAGCGTTAGCAACTTTAAGTACGTTATTAAAAATATCTGCTTTTGCTGCAGCATCTATAGCTACTTGACTACCTGCTGCAGCGGTTTGTGCAATTTCATTTAAACCTTTAGTATAACCACCGAGACCACTTAGGACACCTGCAGTAATTAAATCAGACCCTCTTTTTCCACTTGCTGCGGCTGAACCAATACCAGCAACAGCACTGCCTAAGGCATTAGAACCTGCAGTGCCTAAGGAAGCCCCTAAAGCTGTATTACTAATTGCTCCACCAATTAAACTACCAGCACCTGCTGTTACAGCAGACAAAGCAATAGCAGGAAGAAAATCCTTGAACTTAGGGTCCTTAACTTCTAATGTTCTAATCTCCTGACCCGCAATTGGGTCAAAGATATAAGTAGAACCGTCATCAGTGGATCTGTAAAGGTCAACACCGTACTGATTGTACAAAGCAGCAACCATTGGGTCATGTGTGTAAGCGTACTCAAGAGCATCGGTATACTCAAGACCCTGAGTAGCCTGAATGTAAGGTATAGTCTTCTGAAGGATAGGCTCTATGATTGACTGAAACTCAGCCATGTTTTGTTCAGTTGTTCCGTACTTCTGTGCGTTACGGTAATTAGCCCCTTCGTTAGCAGTAGGTACTATGTCAAAGCCGTAGTAATTTGAGAGGACACTTAAAGGATCTGATGCCCCTGAGAGCGCCTGAGAAGCCTCCTGAAAGCTTTGAGCGTTAATCTGTACCTCAGGGTTATCATAGACTGAAAATGCGTCAGAGAGCCCTACAGAGGCTCTGAAGTCCGCTGGGTTGCCTTGGTAACGATAGTTTGTTTGATTAAAAAAGTTATTATAAATATCGTCCCTACGGTTTACTTTATTAGCTGTGTTACCGCTTTGGACACCACTTAGGAATTCTGTGTATTGATTAAAGAAGTCTGTAGGATTCTGAGGGGCCTGTTGTTGCCCCATGTTAGGCACTGACGTAAAGTCAAACATTCCATTCTGGTCGACTTTAGGTAAGTTGAGATTATCTAAAAAAGACAAGTCAAGATTATTCAAGTCAACCTGAGGTTGTGTCATTACAGGTTGAGGCTGCTGCGTCATGACTGGCTGAGGCTCATTGATAGTCCTAGGCAAACCTCCTCTACCACCCTGAACACCATCCTGCATTGTGGCTGGAAGCATGTCTCCAAACAAGCTTTGAATTACTGCCATTACTTACCACCCCACTTAGTCAGTGTTCTAATACCAAAGGAAGCTGCAACAGCTGCTCCTAAGAATGCTTTGTACCAATCAGGCATACCTTCCAACACATCAAACCCAGCACTGACAATAGGCACAGCCTCGGGGATGAAAGCCATGCACAGCGGCACAGAAAACAGGATCGTAAACCACTCGTCTTTCCAACTTGTTCCCGCATTGCTTGCCTGAATGTTGTCCCAGTTCGCTTCGTGCTTGATCACTTCCATCTTGCGTTCGTGAGTCGCTTGCTTCTCTTCGGCTTTGCGCTTGAAGTAGCCACCAACAAGTTCTGATATTGGACCTATTAGAGCTTGCCACATGTTAACCTCACTTAAAGAAGTACATGACAGTACCAACTAATGAGCTGACGAGAATCCATGCAAAACGTTCAACAACTCTAACAGCATTTTGATTATAGCCAACAATGCCTTTCATCTTGTCCATGTCACGCTCAGATTCGTCTGCTCTAAACTCAAGACGATCAATACGTGCATTAGAAGACATAATCTTCTCTTCAACACGAGCAAGTATGGTAAAGGCTTCTGACAACTTGTCTAGTTTATTTTCGATGCGCTGAAGTCTAGCCTCTTGAGACTGCTCATTCATATCCTGTACCACCTTATGCGTTTTCTAGTTCAGCAACACGAGCAGACAACTCTTGTACGGCTTTGACCAACATTGGGACAAGCTTTGAATAATCAACGCCCATCATTTCATTTTGGTCTTCTGGTTGATGAACCACATCTGGAGCAACAGCTAACAACTCCTGAGCGATCATTCCGTATTTTTGGTGAGACCCATCGGCCTTCCAATCAAACGAGCGTATTTTAATGGCGCTAATATCTTCA